CGGCCCGAGCCGCCCAGCCCGCCGCCTTCGCTGTCGGTCGTCGCCGTCTGGCCGAGCACCGCCTTCGAAACCTGCTTGTCGAGATATTCGCACAGCCGCTGATAAAGGTCGGCCGAGCCGTTGCCGTCGGCCTTGATGAAATCGAGCGTCATCGAATCGGGGAACACCGCCGCCATGTCGCTGGCGACGTTGGCGACCGCGCGCATCAGCGTGCGGATCTGATCCTCGCTGGCGCCGGCGCCATATTTGCCGACGCGGATCGGGAAGCCGAACACCTCCGCGTAAGTCACCCAGTCCTTCAGGGCGAGCGATTTGAACAGCCACACCCAGGCCACGATCCGCGCCAGCCCGCCGCGGATCGGCAGGCCGGATTTGGCGCTGTGGACGTGATAGATGAACTTGTTCGGCAACAGCCGCTGCGGCGGGCCGCCGGCCGAAGGGCCGCCGCCATAGCCACCTTTCAGCAGCGGGGTCGTGCCGTCGACGCGATCGAATTCGAACCACCGGGGGTCGCGCAGCATCAGCCGCGCCGGCAGCCAAGCGGCGGAGGCCGCATCCGCTGTGGCCCCGCGCGTGTCCCAGACGATCTCGGTGACAGAGAAGCCCTTGCCGATGGCATCGAGCAGATCGAAGATTTCGGCCTCGAGCGTATCACGCTTCAGCCAGTCGCGGACGAGCTGCGCCTTCTGCTGGTCGATCTCGGCGTCGCTCGCCGCCTCGACGGTGATCGGCAACTGGCTGACCTGGCGTTTCCGGGTGCCGAGCACCGAGGCGTAGTGCGCGTCCTTCTCCTCCATCGCCTCGGCGAGCTCGAGATAGTCGGTCGGGTTCCCGTCCTCGGCGCCGCGCAAAATCACCGACAGCCGGCCGGGGTCGATCCCGTCGGCCGGGTGGCCGGTCAGCACCGACCGCGCCGACATCATCGACGCCGCGGCGATCTCGGTTTCGAGCAGCTGCCGCAGCGGGGTGACGCCATCGGCCTTGACGAGGGGGAGAGCCATCGATTCTTCCTTCACCAGGCGCTGCGCCGGCCACCGAGGCCGCGCTGGTCGCCGCTATGGTCGGGCTGCATTTTCAGCCGCAGCCGCATCTCCAGGTTGTCGGCCGCCGAAGGCTTCCGGGCCACGGGCCGATAGTCATACTCGCCGCCGCCCAGATCGGCCGCCCGGCTCGCCAGCGCCGCCGCCCAGAAGCGATCGGCGTGCACATCGCCTTTCGGGTCATCGCCGACGCGGACGGAGCCACTCGCCGACGGCAGGCGCTTGATCGCCAGCAGATCGCGGCGAATTTCCGGATCGGCCGGAATTCGGATCAGCCCGCGTTCAAACCGCGATGAAAGGCTCAGCGCGATGTCAAGCCGGTTGGCGCCGACGAGCAGCTGCCCCGACACCCGGCTCGTGCCATATCGCCGCTGCGCCTCCTCGACGGGCTGCTCGCCCATTCCGCCCTGGTCGATCCAGTAGGCCATCATTCGCCGTGCCCGGATCATCGCGTCTGCGGCGTCGGCCTGTGCTTCGAAGGTCTGGCCGATGCCCTCCCACCGGTCGCGCAGCCAGAGCACGTCGCCGACCATTTCAAAGCCCCAGATGATCTGGCCATCGCGGCGTCGCGCGACGTCTCGGCCGATGTAAAAAAGCCCGCCGCGGTAGAGATCGGGTCGGCCGGCGTCGGCGCTCTGGCACGCCACCAGGTCTTCCATCTTGATCAGGCTGCCACCGCCGGCCTTCGGGATAACGTCCAGTTCCTCGCTGGCGTTTTCGCCGTAATAGCCCCGGATATCGGCGATATACTCGGCCTTCGGCAGGAACGGCCGGCCGCGCAGCGCTGCGATGCGCGCGCGCCGTTCGTAAAAGCCATCGGCGATCGCGTCGTCGAAGGTGATCTTCATCACCTCGCCGCGCCTTTCACCCGACCGGATTTCCTCGATCAACCGGTTGAACGGGTTGGCAACACCGTCGTGCGTCGAAACGATGACGACCTGGCCGCCGAGCATCAGCAGCGCCAGGGCCGCTTTGATCTTCTCGTCCAGTTTGCTCTGAAATGCCGCTTCGTCGATGATGACGACGCCCTGGCGGCCACGAAAGGCGCGCGGCATCGATGCCAGGGCGACGACCTTGAAGCCGCTGGCGAAGTCGATCCGGAAGGATTTGATCGCCTTCGAACCGCCGTCTTCATCGGCCGCTTCAAAGACTTCCTCGCCAACCTGGGCGGCGGCGATGCCGAACGCCTTCGACCACATTGCGACGACGTCGATGAACTCGCGCGCCATTTCGAGCTCGTGCCCCATGTAATAGACGTTGTCGCCGCCGCCGCCCGGCTGCGCCGCCGCCACGATCGCGGCATAGGCGGCCAGCCCCCAGGTCAGGCCGATCCGCCGCGACTTTTCGATGACCAGCAACCGCGCGCCCGACCGCAGGCGCGTGATCGCCCGCTCCTGATAGCCGTGCAAAAGCTCGCCTTTCGGCAACTGTTCGAACAGCCACGCCGTCGCCTCGCGATCGGCAACGCGCTCGGAATCGGGAGCGACGGCGGTCATTCCGGCAGCTCGCTGATCCGGCGCTCGCTGGCGCGGCCGCGCGCGTTCAGCCGGGTCAGCGCCACCTCGGCTTCGGCCCGGCTGCGATAGCCGCCCGAGACGACCAGCCAGTGCGCCTCGCCCATCCGCGACACGTGCCGCTCCTCGATGCGCCAGGTCGTCACGACGCCAGTTTCCGCACTGCCCAGCGGCTGACGATGTGCTTCACGCCGTCGGCGAACTGGATTTCGATCGAGTTCATCCGGCCGCGTGCCGTCACCCGGCACGGCTCGCCGAAGCGCTCGGGCAGTGTCGCGCGGAGGCGCCAGACGTGCGTCACGCGCCCCTCCAGTTCCGCCATCTGGCCTTCAGCCAGACAGCGAGCCCGTCGATCCACAGCATCAGCACGTTCGTGGCGTGGGTTTCGACGCTGCTGCCGATCACCTTCCCGGTGATCTTCAGCGCGCGCAGATGCGCCTCGGCGGCGGCCCAGTCGGCGGGCGCCTGCAGCAGCACGCCGTAGACGCGCCCGTCGACGCTGTAATCGACGAGGAAGGGCGGGCGGTGCGGGCTCACGCGCGCGGGCTCGCGGCGTCGGCCGGGGCGACGCCCAGCACGGCGTGATAGATTTCGTCGACCGTCGCCTTCGTCAGGCCGCTGCCCGGCTGCCCGGCGGCCTTTTTCACCGCCTCGAGCATTTCGCGCTTGGCTTCCTCGCGGTCCTTCCGGCGGCGATCGGCGTCGGCCTTTCGCGTCGCGGCCAGGCTGGAGAGCGACGCCGACAGGAACATCACGTCCTTCGGTTGGAACGTCACCATCTCGCCGGCGTTCGTCGCCGTGACGAGGCGCAGCACCATCGAGTGCATCAGCTCGAGGTTGAGGTCGGAAAGCCGGTGCTCGCCGGCGCCGTCGGTCTGTTCGACCAGCGCCTTCGCCATTTCCCGGCTGTGGCGCAGCTCGGCGCCGATCTCCTCGATCGATTTGGTGTGCCGCGCCAGCGCCGACCGGCTGACGGGCTGGTTCAGTTCGACCAGGCGCTGCAAAATCTCGTCGATCGTCCAGCCGTGCTCGATGCGCAGCGTGCCGATCATCGCCTTGATTTCGGGGTCGAGCCGGTCGATCGACGACGGCCGGTGCCGGGGCCGCTTCACTACAGCACCGCGGACGGCGGCGCGATGCCGTCGATCGTCAGGTCGCCGGCGACGACCAGGCGGCCGCGATCGGTGATCTTCGCCACCAGCAGCGTGTCGTCGTAGAGCGTCGTCGTCAGGCACATCCGCGCCTCGAGATCGACGATCAACGCGCGCACGCCGGCCTGCTCGAGCGCGACGCCCAGCCCCATCTGGCGCAGCGCGATGAACAGCGTGCGCTCGTTCGCCTGGCCGGCGTCCTCGATCATCAGCTGCAAAATGGCGAGGCGGCGTTCGGCCGCCATTCGCTCGGCGTAGTTCGGGCGGTTCACTTGCCGTGCTCCATCAGGAAGCTCTCGATGCGGGTGACGCCGCTGTCGATCTTGCCGACCTCGCGCACCAGCGAGCGCACGTCGGACTGGATCGCGGCCATTTCGGCCTTCGTTGCCAGCCCGTTGATGCGCTCGTTGATGCCGGCGATCTGCGCCTGGGTGGGCAGTTCCTTCACTTTGCTCTCCACCGCCGTCACTTTCGTTTCGAGGACATCGACGCGGCCGACGAGCTTTTTTGCCTCGTCGCTCTGGCGCCAGTCACCGGCGCGCCGCGCCACCCAGATGGCGCAGGCGCAGGCGATCAACGCGCACGCCGTCGTGATCAACTGCAGGTCGATACCGATCATCATTCGATTCCTCGGGGCGACAGCCGCCCGCGTCGTTCCACCCGGCCCTGGCACGTGACGCAGCGGCGCGCGCTGGGCAGCGCGGCGCGGCGGTCGGGCTCGATCTCGTCGCCGCAGCCGATGCACGCGGCCTCGCCTTCCACCGCCAGCGCCGCCGCCACCCGGCGCACGCCCTCGCTGCGCACCCGCTCGATCACGGCCGAAGCCTCGTCGACGATGTCCATCACCGCCACCCGCTCAGGAACACTGGCCGGCGGCGTCGGCGAACAGCGCCGCCAGCGTGTCGCCCCAGCGCGACAGCTGGCCGATCCACGCCAGCGTCGCCGGGTCGCCGGTGATCGCGCCGCCGGCCGGCCGTGCCGGGCGCTGCGGCGGCGCGGCGAGCAGCTCGGGCGGGCAGGCGCGCTGCACCACGGTGCGGGTTTCGACAATCGGGTCGGGGTCGCGCGGCAACGGTTTACTCCCCTGTGAGGTCGCGCAGGCACTGGTCATCGCAAGTGATGCGACCATCAGCACCAGGCGGACGCGATCGGATGGCGTGACTGGCATTGGCGTCCTTTCTGGAAACGGTGGCGGCGCGCGCCGTGGCGCGGGCGACGGCGCCGGCGGTGGCGGCGCGGGCCTCGGCCAACTGGCGGGACAGATCGGCGGCGGTGGCGGCGAGCGCCGCGGCTTCGGCGTCGCGGCGCTTCACCTGGGCGGAGCAGGCGGCGCGGACGGCGTAGAGATCGGCCCGGCCGAGTGCCGCGTCGCAATCCTGGTACCGGCGCGCGCGGGTCGCGGCGTCGGCGATGACCTGGGGGCAATTCAGGGTGGTCGCCTCATCGTTCGTGACCGCGGCCTCGCAGGCCAGCGCCCGCCGCTCGACGCCCGCCAGCCGGTCGTTCTCGCGCAGCACCGCGACCGCGCCGCCGATGACGAACAGCAGCAGCAGCGCGCCAGCGATGGCGCCATAGAGGCGAAGCCCGGTCACAGCCCGAAGCCCGAATGAGCGCCGGGGCGGATCATGCGCGCGGCACCGTGCAAACGACCGTGCTGAAATCGGTCCAGGTCGTGTAGGCACCTTCCCACCACGACACCGCCTGCTGCCCGCCGACGCGCAGCGCGTTCGGCCGGCGCTGGTGCACGCCGGCGCCGGGCTTGATCGCCACCGCAGCACCGCGCGCGCCGGTCGCCCAGTTGAAGGGGACGCGATAGATGGTGTCAAAGCCGGTGCCGCTGTCGCGTTCGGCGCTGTAGATCACCGACGGGTCGACCGCGTCGATCTGCAGCCCGGCGGCATAACAGCTTTCGGTGGCGTAGATCGAAACCTGCCCGGTGGCGAATCGCCAGGACGTGACGACGCCGCTGCCGATGACGACGCGGTGCAGCCAGTATTCGATGTCCGTCACGATGGCGGTGCGCGACAGGCCGGTCGTGCTGCTCGGATATTTCGTGCTGGCGAGGTAGCAGACCTTTTGCCCGTTCTCGGTGAACAGCTTGATATCCCAGGTCCAGTTGACGCCCGCGCTATTGTCCATGACCAGCGAGCCGCTTTGCGACGTGAGATTGAACGGCAGCGCATCGGTGATGGCCGTATCGGTCACACCATTGAACCATGACAGCGAGCCGCCCGCTTGCGGAACGCCCTTCAACAGCACCAGCCGCGCCGCGCCCTCGTTCGGATGATCGGTGCTGCTATGAACGTAGATCGTGCCGTCGGTGTCACGCACCATGATCGGATAGGGACGCCCGCTGGTGTCGGTGAATTGCTGCGTCGGCCCGGTCCAAAGCGCGGCGCTGGCGGCGGCGTCGTTGCGGTTCGCCATGACTTGCGCCAGATCGGCCCGAAACAGCCATGTCGGGTTCGGCGGGTTCGCGCCTTGCCCCTTGCGCGACAGGACGCCCAGCCAGCCGTTCTCGAAATTGAACAGCCGCGTGTAGCTGTTGGCGTTGGCACCGGTGCCAGACGAAAAGGTGACGATCGGCCCCCAGTTGGCGATATCCGGCAGCGGATTTGTCGAAATCCGATAGAAAGCCGAACCGTTGTGCGCCGACCAGGCGACCATCAGGCGGTTGTCGGGCAGCACCAGCAGCGACGGGTTGGCGTGATCGTTGATCGCGATGCCGGTCGTGAAGGCCGTCGTCGCCGATGTATGGCCGCGGTCGTTGCGCACGATGCCGATCTTGCCGGCATCGGCGCCGTTCCCCATCGTGAAGCCGGTGTAGACGACGCCATCATGCACCGCCTGGTTGTCGTTGTTGAACCACGTCCAGTTGCCGTTATCGGCAATCTGATAGGGCGCATTGCTCGCTGCCGCGACATTGGTCAGCGGCCCGCTGGTCACCGTGAAATCGTCATATTGCACACCGGAGCGCAGGAACCAGATGCCGGGCCGCCCCGCCGCCGTGATCCGGTTGGCGGCGGTGTCATCGAACGGGCCGAGGGTCAGCTGCAGGTTGCCGTTGCTGTCGAACACCTGCCCGGTGACTGTGACCGGCGAGCCCTGGCCGCGCGCCGTGATCCGAAGCCGCCGAACGTCGTTGCCGCCGCTGGTGTTGATCGGCGCGCTGGCACTGGACGCAAGCACCGTGCCGGCACCCGCGACGTTGCGGATCAGCTCCCATAGCGCCGTAGCAGGGTTCCACCGCAGCGCATAAAAGGTGCCAGTCGCCACACCCGTTTGCACGCGGCACAGGACACCGCCAAGAATGCTGGCGGTAAAATGCGCCGTCAGGCTGCTGATATAGTTGCCGTGCGTCACCCGCTGCGGCAGATTTACCAGCCACGCGAAGGTGCTCGTCCCGGCGTTGTCGCTCGAAACCCGGCCCGTCGCCGCGCTCACGGTCACATTCGGCGTCGCGCTGTTGCCGCGCGCATAGCCCGAGCCGGTCGGCGAGACATAGGAGGTCAGCGCGATATCGGCGCCGGCCGTGAAGGGGTCGACATAAGACGTGCCGCCCAGCACCATCGGCGCGGACTCGGCCGACACCGATCCGCCCGTCGTCGTCACCGTCTCGCGCACCGTGACCGAGGCGTTTTCGTTGACCGTGCCCGGCAGCCAGTTGCGGGACGTCGCGCCCGCGACATCGGTAGCGTTCAAACGCCACTGATAAGCCCGGCTCAGCACCGGGCCGTTGGCATAGGCACCGTCGACCGCGACCAGCGGCTCATCGGCCACCGCCGCGCCATCGATCAGCGGCAGCGCCGTGTTGACCGGTGGCCCGCCCGACGCGACGCGGCGCAGCACGAAGCCGCCGCGCGCTGCGGCGCGCTTCAGGCCCTGGTCGCGGCGATAGAGCGGCACGCGCCTACCACTCCCGCGCTTCGAAGGCCTGCCCGGTCGTCGCGCCCCAGATCGAGATCGCGGTTACCGGCACGCCGGAATTGGGATATTCATAAAGTGCGTTCTGCCCGCCGGGCAGCAGCAGGCCGCTGGTGGCGCTGGCAAGGCCGGTCGAATTCACCCGCAGATCGCCGGCGCTGTTGTTCTGCACCCAAAGCCCCCGGCGCGCGGCGTTCGCCGCCACCAGCTGCTGTTGCGTGTTGCCCGCCGCGATGGTGCCGGATCGGTCGACCAGCGTCACCGTGGCGCCAACCGGCGAGGTAAAGATCGGGTTGGTCACCGTGCCGACATCGACATCGAGCGCATCGCGCCAGGCGATCTTCAGACGGCCGTTGGCCAGCGCCGCCGGCAGCAGGTTGATCAGCGTCGTCAGCCGCTGCGCAACACGCTGCAGCCGGCCGTTGAGGCCGCTCGACGCCGTGTCGCTGGCCGGCGCGGTTTCGTTCAGCGCGCCGATCGCGGCGGCGTCCTCGTTGGCGCGTGCAACGCTCAGCGATGCCGCCGCCGCCTTGGGGCCAAGCGAGGCCGGCAGCTTGGCGCTCGCCTCCGCCAGCGTCGTTTCGGCAGCGGCGCCGGCCGGCAGCGGCAGGCTGGCCGCGGTGACCGGCAGTGGGTTGTCCGCCGACACATCTGTCGCCGCGCCCTCGATGCCGAATGCCAGCTTGATCCGCGAAAAGATCGCCCCCGAAATCAGGTCGATCGCGAAATTCTTGGTTGCATCAGCCGTCGCAGCCAGACTGCCATAAGCCATCGGGGCCTCCTTCGTGATGGGATGATGGGTGGCCGGCGCGGTCGCCCGCGCCGGCCACGGTCATCAGGCGACGGGCGCGTTGGCCGGGTGGCCGAGGATGGCCTTGCTGCCGAGCAGCGTGCCAGTGGCGTGCGTGCCGCCGAACACCGGCGTCAGCCGCGCAAAGCGCTTGTCGCCGACATAGCCGTATTCGGTCGTCGAAACCGCCGCCTTGGCGGCGACATAGCTTTCGACGATGCCGTTGCTGATCGTCGGCTGGCCGCCGGCGGCGCTGCGGACATCGCCGGTGGTGACGTTCGTCCAGGTCGAGCCGTCGTCCGAATGCATCATCGTCCAGTCGATGCGGTTGGTACCGGTGAACGTGATGCCGCCGATGCCGGCATCGATGACAAAGGTCACCGATTCAAAGCCGCGACGGTCGACGGCGACGGCCGTCGGGGTGGCCGTCAGAACGGCCGGAAAATGCGGGGTCGAAACCGAAACCCGCGAAACGAGATCGCGCATGTTGCTTGTCCTTCTTTCAGATGAGGGGGAACGGTTACCGGCGGCGCTCGCGCGCCGCCGGATGCCACTGCTCGCGGAAGACCTTACGAGGTGGCGATCTTGAGCAGCTTGATCGCTTCAAAGTTGGTGATCGCCCCGCCGACACGGCGCGTGGTGTAAAAGAACACCACACCATTTTCCTTGAACGGGTTGCGCAGCGTGCGCATGCCGATCCGCTCGACGATGGTGTAGGCCTGGCGGAAATCGCCGAACGCGATCGGGAAGGCATCGGCGCCGACGCTCGGCATGTAGTCCGAGAAGGCGACCGGCTTGCCCAGCAGGGTCGAAGGCGCATCGACCGCGATCGAAGGCTGCCACAGGAAATTGCCCTGGCCATCCTTGAACTTGCGCACGGTCGCCGCCGTCAGATCGCTCATCAGGAAGCTGCCGTTGGCGCGATAGCCGGAGCGCAGCGCGTGGAACAGATCCACGAGGCAGTCCGCCGGCGACACGGTGGTCGTCGACGGGCGGAAGCCGGTGGCGTTGCCCGACGGGATGTAGCCGACGCGGCCCCAGGCATAGCTGGCGTTGTCGACGGCGGTATAGCCAAGGATGCCGCGCGGCTTCTTCACGCCGTCGCCGATGATGAAGGCCTCGCCTTCCTTTTCGGCAAAGCTGATCGCCAGCTCGTCGCCATACCACGCCTCGATGTCGACAAAGGCGTCATCGAGCAGCTGCTGGTTGGCGGCGGGTTCGGCCGTCAGCTCGCCCGGCGTGATTTCCATTTCGACCAGCGTCGGGGTGCTGGTTTCCGATCGCGTGTCGCGTTCGCCGGACCAGTTGGCCGCCGCGCCGCCAACGCTCTTGAACTTCTTGTAGCTGCCGGTCGAAACCGCCATCACATTGGCAAGGCCGCGCATGGCGACGGTCGCCGACAGCACGCGCGTGACGTTCGTGTCGACAGTCGGGGTGACGAGGAAGCCGCCGTCCGGCTCGCTGAACGTCGCGCCGCGCGCCTGCGGGCGCTCGCCGCGCGCCATGAACGCCTTGAAGGCGTCGCGGTGCTCGCGGGCTTCCGGAGTTTCGCCCGGCTGGCTGCCGCCGCCCAGCCGCAGCGCCGCAATGGCCTGCGCCTGGCTGTCGAGCGACGCCTGCAGCTCGCTGATAACCGTGTCGAGCCGGTTGACCTTTTCGGCATCGGGCAGCTTGGCGAGGAATTCGGTGCGCTGTTCGGCCACGGCCTTCTGCAGCTCGGCGAGGATCGCCTTGGGGTCGCTGGCATCGGCACGGACAAGGCCGATGATGCCACGCGGGCGATTGCCCGCAATCATCACAGGCGGGCGTGCGGCAGCGAACGCCGCAGGTGCGGCGAAGATATTGGGCTTCATGGATTATCTCCTGAAATGCGGGGAAGCTGCGCCTCGGCGTCAGGCCCGCAGGGTTGCCAAGAGGCCGGTGGCGGCGGCGAATGCTGCCGCGTCCCAGCCGTCGTGTTCGGCAGCGCCTGGCGTGCCGGGTTCGGGGGCAGCGTCCGGCATGCCCCGCAATTGGTTGATATCGACGCCCTTGATCGCGGCGATGTGGGCGCGCGCCTGGCTGCGCGTCATGCCGCCGGAAACCAGCATCCGCTCGACCATGCGCACCTCGTTGAGCGCGCTGGCCTTGGCCGTGGCGGCGGTGTCTTCGGTGATCGCGTCGGCGGGCAGCAGCGCATCGGCAAAGCCGCGCTCGATGGCCTGCGCCCCGTTCATATAGGTTTCGGCATCGAGCCAGGCGGCGCAATCGGCCTCGCTCTGCTTGCTGCGGCTGGCATAAAGCCCGGCACAGGCGGCGTCGAAGGGCTCCAGCGTGTCGGCCACCTTGCGCAGGTCGTGCCGGTTGCCCATCGCCATGACCCAGCAATTGTGGATCATCAGGAATGACGCCTGGCCGATCATCACGTCGTCGCCGGCCATGGCGATGATGCTGGCGGCCGACGCTGCGATGCCAAGCACCTTGACGGTGATCGGCTGCGGATGATCGCGCAGCAGGTTGTAGATCGCGAGGCCTTCGAACATGTCGCCGCCCGGGCTGTTGATCTGCACCTCGATCGGGCGCGGGCCGATGGCGCGCAGCTGGGCGGCGATCCCCTTGGCCGTCACCCCGCCGCCAGTCCACCAGTCATAGCCGATGTCCTCGAAAATGGTGATCACATTGTCGCCCATCTCGACCGCGCGGATGCCGGCGCGCCAGCCTTCGCGAGCCTCATCGGGCGCGAAACTCTCGACGCCGGCCGGCCGCTGCAGGTTGATCGGCGCCGGCCGGGTCTTGGCCATCACGCGGGGAAGGGCGCGTTCACGCATCGGCTGAATCTCCTGTCTGTCTGGCGGCCGGATCGTCGGCAAAGGG